AATTTAACAAATTCATTATATGCTTCTTCTTCTGTTTTCCAACATCCTCTACTAGTTTTTTTCCCATTTATTCTAATGGTAATAAGAAATAATTTTGCCTTTTTGTCATATGTAACTCCCTGTTTATACTTTCCTCTTTTTTGATCCACTAACATAGTGTTAATATGAGGAGGAACAAAAATGCAAGTATCTGGTCCATAAACAGTATTGCCTGGTAGCAAAATATCTTTATCTAAATGATTGCCTTCCCAGTTTTGAGACTCCATCCAAACCTTAAAGTTGGTAAATCTATACCACTCTTCAACTACTGTGCAGTTTTCATATTGAGCATTTTTTAAATACCCATTTTTGTTTGTTTGCTTCCAGCAAGTAGGACTATAACATCTGTAGATCAAAGATTTCCACCTTAGATAATATGGACATCTAATTTGCTTTCCATTTTCATCAACCCCAAGAAGAGTTGAATAAGGGGCATCATTAATGCCAATACCACATATAAGTTTTCTATTGTACATAGATTAACTCATTTGAACTTACACTCAACCATAATCTCAGTAAGAGCAGCAAGAAGATTGATTTCCTGATCTGCTACAAAGGCACTTTGATATTGATACTTAGCAACAACCAAGACAGCAGCAGCAATGCTAGGACCATCTAGTTTGTCATAAAGGGCATCATAGACATTCCTAAGGACAATGCTAGTGTCATTATCAAGGTTTGCTACAACCCACTTGCGAACTTCTGAGAAGTTCTTTTCCTTTAAATATTTGATGAGGTCATTGGTTCTTACATCATCAAAAGAAGCAAGAACAGCAGAATCAATCTTGCCCCCCACTGAGTATCTTTGACACTCATTTAGAACTCTCCTCCAATCTGGAAAATGTTTGTTAATTAATTGAGCAAGGACTTTTTGATCATACTCAACCATTTCCTGATCCAGGATTTGTTGGAGTCTTGCAAAGAAGTTTCCTGCAAGTGTTGCCTTTTCCTTTCCTTTGATTGAGAAGTCAACAACTGCACACCTGGAATGGAGAGGTTCAATGATTTTGTTTTTGTAGTTGCAGGTAAAGATAAACCTACAGTTTTTATAGAATGCCTCAATATTAGCCCTAAGAAGGAGTTGTACATCTGAGGTTGTGTTGTCAGCCTCATCAATAATGATGACCTTGTGTTTTGCAGTTGAAGAAAGTGAGACGGTCGAAGCAAAGTTCTTTGCCTGGTTGCGTACCGTATCCAGAAATCTTCCTTCATCAGATCCATTGATGACATAGTAATCTACTCCTAACTCTTGGCATAATGCCTTTGCTACTGTGGTCTTACCACATCCTGCAGGACCAGCAAGAAGTAGATTAGGAACTTCTCCTTTATCTACAAAGTCCTGAAATGTTTTTTTAGTTGCCTCTGGAAGAATACAGTCCTCAATCTTTTTAGGACGATATTTTTCCACCCAAAGAAATTGTTCGCTCATAATAAATTAATCAAGTTTACAGTGGTTGTGGTCCACCAACAATAATAGCAGAGGGAACCTGTGCCTGTGCAACTTTTGTTGCATGGCACTGGTTGTTTGCCTCTACTATCATTTCAAGGTATCTGTTATCTTTAGGAAGTTTGTACCTGACTTTATACTTCATCCAAAAGTTGAATCTGGTTCTAGAGCAATAAAATAATTTAGGTTATATTTCTCATTGGTAAATTTGGAAATGCACTTCTGAGAAATTACTACATTATAAGATCCAGGAATGATCTTAATGTTCTCAACCTTGAAGTTGAAAGTAAACTCAGAATCACTTTCGCCAACAATGATTGAATACTCATTAGAGGTATCATTCTTCTTGTCACGAACAACAAGACTAATTACACCATTAGCACCAACAGCAGAAAGATCTGGGAGTTGATACACTGCTGCTGCCTTCAGAAGTTTATCTAATTGAGAATGATCTAGTTGGAAGCAGACATCCTGAGTGGGCAGGGAGATTTCTTTTTCTGGAGGAGAAACAATCACCTCAGGATCAGCAAAGAAATATTTGACCTTACGCTTTCCTTCTCTGATGATGAGGTGTGAATCATTATTGAAATCAAGATCAGGATCTTGGTGAAGACCAATGCCATTCAGAAACTGGTTAAGATCATAGATGGCAAAATCTTTGGGGAAATCTTCATCCACATCTGCCTCAGCAAGAATATTCTGCATCACAGAAATAGTCCTAAGTTTAGAACCTTGTTTCACCAAAATAGACTGGTTAATGGATGCAAAATTCTTCAGGATTGAAAGAGTATTATCAGAAAGTTTCATAGGTGCCCTTAGTTTCATTGTGAAGTCCAGCAAAGTGGTAGAGAAGGATACAATAATGGATTGCCTTCATCAGGTCAAGTTTTGATTTTCCATGTTTTTTACCAAATCTAGAGAGGTATTTGATTGCATTACTTCTAGAGAACGGTTCTCCATCACCAATACTTTCAATCAAATCAAGAGTTTGGGTTTTTGATTCCTGAGATGTGTAATGTCCTTTATATGTCCCAGCAATATAATCTTTAACTTCCTTTAGAGTCTTGTCCTCTTCATACTTCCAAAATCCATTTTTGTTTGTAGTATCAAGATTTAAATCAATTTTATCTTCAGATTGCATATTCAAATTAAAAAGATAATCATTAGGTTCTTCTGTCATAGTGTATCTTACTGACCCATCTGCATATGTTTGTTTATAGCATCCAAGTTTTGGGTTATCTGATATTGTAGTGGTGTAATTTTCACTAGGGGTTTCTTTAAACCAAAACCCATCTGCAGTCATTTCCCACCCATCCTTTATCATGTCTGTATAATTTTTTTCATCTTCAGGTCCAAACATAACAAAATTAATAAGTTCCAACAATTATAATAGCACCCTGATCAGTCAGAGTCAACCATCATGCTGAATCCCTTTCTCTTTTCAAACTTAATTGTCTGATCAAACTTCTCCAACAAATCATCAACTTTGTGGGAAATGACAAATGTGTTTGAATCCTTCACTACAAACTTAATGATCTTTGTAAAATAATCTGTTCCTGCTTCATCAAGTGAACTGTCAAAGACCTCATCAAGTATGAGTAAGTTTGTGTTGATTGAGTTTTTGATCTTTGCAACCTCTCTCCAAGTGAATAGAAGTGCAAGATCAATTCTCATTTTCTCACCTTCTGAGAATGAAGAGTATGAGAAGTCTTCATAGATTGGGTTTAAAGCTTTCTCATTAAACTCTTCATCCAAGGTAAAATTAACAGGGAAGTCTAAGATCTCTAGATACTTGTTTAAATTTTTATTGATTACTGGTAAGTATTTTTTAATGATCTTAGACTTTGCCCCATCATCTTTTAGCAATAAGCTAATGAATTCGTAATTTTGTAGTTCTTCTTTTTTGTCTGATATTTCCTCTAGAATAGATTCTAGAGATTGTTGTAGGGAAGCTAACTTGTCATACTCAGTATCTGTGTCTTGATTTCTGGTGGTAAGTTTTTGAATTTCAGATTCAAAATCTTTGATTTGTTTCCTGAGCCCAGAAACTTTAACGTTGTTAAGATTAATCTCATTTGATAATTGAGTTACCTCTCTACTAATTTGCAAAAAGTCATTTTGTTTTTTTAGTTCAACCTCAATAGATTGTGTTAATTCCTTTCTACCTTGCTGTACTTCTTTTGACTTTTCCTCAATGTCTGCAATTTTATTTAACCTAAATTCTTCCTCAATATTTTGAGTACAGGTAGGGCAAACCCTATTATCTTTAAAAAACTTATGTTCTTCTACTAGGTTGGATAGTTTTTGCCCTATCTTGATGTTAAGGTTTTCTAATTTCTTGAGAAGATTTTCTGAGAAGGAAAGGTCTTCAAGTTCTTTAGTTTTAGATTCTATCTGCAATTGTACAGATTCATTATCTTCTACTATAGAATCAATTTCTGTATTGATTGATTCAATCTTAGATTTCCTAGACTCAATATCCTCAGTCTGCCTTTTCTTAATTTTTTCAATTAAGTCTTGCTGTGATTCTATTTTGTCTTCTGTATTTTCTTTCTTATATCCAGACTCTCTTATTTCATCCTTGAGACCTTTGATTTTGACTTTGGCAACATCATTCATGGAAGAGAATACTTTGATGTCTAGCAGGTCCTCTACAACCTCTCTCCTATGTTGAGATGATAGTTGCATGAATGGCACAAAGTTTGTTGATCCAAGAATCACTATTTGAGTAAATGATTTGTAGTTCAATTTCAGAAGAGATTGCTCTAACCACTTCTGCTGATCATTTGATGATGAATCTTGATCTAGAAGTGTATCTTCTCTGTATATCTCAAAGACTGTTGGTTTGATTCCTCTTTTAATCCTGTATGGTTTGCCTGATACTGTAAAGTTAATTTCAACTAGACAGTCCTTCTCATTGACACTATTGATTAGCTGGTTCTTATTAATTTTCCTAAAAGGTTTGTTAAACAAAACAAAGGTAAGAGCATCCAAAATGGTACTCTTACCTGCTCCATTATGACCAACAATTAGTGTTGAATTGGTTTTTTCTAAATTAATTTCTGTCCAATAGTTACCAGAAGAGAGGAAGTTTTTATATTTTAGGTTCTGAAACTTGATCATAATCTGGGGGTATTACAATATCATTTGGGGTAATTATAGCATAGTTGTAATCTAAATGATCACATGCCATTATGGCAACTTGGGGATTAACCTCTGTAACTTCCATTTCAGGATAGTCTAATTCTTCTAGCATACAAAGATATCTCTGAGCATCATCTTCCTCCTCAAACATAAAGAGGACCTTTTCACCATTCCTGTTTTCTACAGCATATGCCCCCTCTTGGTCTTCATTGGCAACAGTTAGTATGTACATATTACATCTGAAATGACTCTTGGTAGATTGATTGTATCAATTCTTTAATCCTATGTTTATTTAATCCAATTTCAGATTCATCAACATACCTTTTGAGGAGAGATAAAGTATCCTCTTTCTCAACCATCTCATCAGAGTCAAACTCTTCATTTATTTTTACACTCTCAATGATCTTTAACTCATAGGGTTGGATCTTTATAAGAGAGTCTAAGAATTTGTCAAACTTCTTTTGATTTGTTTTATTCTTTACAACTAGTTTGACTATGCATCCACTGTAAGGTTGCAACTCTTCTTCTATGTTCTCTTCATCATAGTTGCAAATTTTAAACATTTCAAAAGGATTATTGACTGGAGTAATCTTACCAGTCTCAGTATCCCAGATTGTAAATCCTCTGGTATCACCATAATCATTCCAAT